CGATGTAATACTGCAGCCCGTCGCGCGGCAGCGTGACGCTGTTGTACGTGCTCTCCGCGTCCCGCTTCCACTGCAGCTCGTACCCGGTGGCGTTCGGTTCGGCCGCCGCCGGCCAGGTGACCCGCATCCGCGAGATGATGGTGCCGTCGCCGGCCAGCAGCAGCTCGGACGTGCCGGAGGCGATCGCCATGGACGCCGGCGGCACCACGGTGAGCTGCGACGGCAGCTCTGGGCTGACGTTGATCGGCGGGTCGACGCCGTCGGCCGGATCCCAGTCGTACTGGTCGGCGGACTCTTCCTGGAGCTCGAGGTCCACACCCAGCGCGCCGTCCTCGCCGCTGAGCTTCCAGCCCAACACGCGATAGGTGGCCGACGAAAGCCCGATCTGTGACAAGGTGACCGAGACGGTATCCGCCGCAACGACGGGCAGCGCCGAGATCTTGCAAGGCAGGGACAGACGCTTCGCCCGCGATTTGAGCAGGGAGATCTTGGCCAGACGCTGGGCGCGGAAGGCGGAGGTGACCCACGGCTGATCCGCGCTGCGCTCGATGTTCTCACCGTCTTCGGTCACGAAGGTGGCATCCGTCACCGGCGGATAGTCGGTCACCACCCAGCCGCGGGCCGGCTCCACATACGCGCCGCGCACCTGGTTGGTCAGCTCGGCGCGGGGGATGCGGTTGCGGAACGTCAACGGGGCGCGCAGATGGTCGGCGGTCAGGCTGAACGTCGATGCGACGAAGGCGCCGGCGGTCATGCGCCACTTCCCTGCCGTCCAGACAAGCGAGCCGGCCATGGCACTCAGGAGATCGTCGATGACGTCCTTGGGCGTCATGTCGCGCGTGAAGGTGCCGGTGGCGGTGTATCGCTTCTGCTCGATGTCGTGGAACCGCACCAGGGCGCCGGCCGTCGTGAACGTGACCGGCGTGCCTTCAATGGCGTTTTGATACGAGGTCGCCAGCTGGAACGTCGACGGCCCTCGGCGGATCACGTAGTACGTGCCACTACCGGTCAAGGGCGACGGCACCGCCGTGGTGGCCCGCAGCGTGATCTTGTCGCCGGTCTGGATGCGCGATTCGACCTGGGTCGTGGTGTAGCCGGAATCGACCGTGGTGAAGGTGTCGAGCGCAGGGTCAGCGGTGACGTACAGCACCGTCCCGGTGTCCAACGGCACCCACTCGTCGCAGACGTCGGCGGCCGCGGAGATCGACGCCGCATCGATCTCGGAGGAGTCGCAGTCGAGCCCCCGCGGTGCCGTCAGATAGTCCCGCAGGATCAGCGCCGGATTGTGCGTGTACCCGGCGGTCGCGGTTCGCGGGTCGTAACAGAGCGCGCCGCGAACCAGTACGCGGACCTGCGGGATGCCGCCGGGAAACTTGTCCTGATCCCACTTGAGCCTCGCGTACACCGCGGCGATGCCAGTGCCTTTGTGATTGCTCGTCCAGGTACCGCCGGACTCGCTGACCAGATCCGCGAACGCACTCTGCGGATCGGTTCCCGTCGCGAACTGGAAGCGAGCCAGGCCTGAGAAGTCGCCGCTGGTGACGTTGCCGCTGCCGTCGAGCGTGCCCACCTTCACGTCGTCCAGCCAGATGTCGCCGAAGGAGTGCACACGATGACCGGCCAGCGCAATCACCATGTGCAGGTATTCCTTGTCCGTGCCGGTGACCTGGGCGAACACCATCGGCCCGCTGACCACCGCCTCACCGTAGACGACGCGGTACGGCGCGATCGCGCTGCGAATGGTGACCTTGCGGTCCAGCACATCCTCCATGGCGCGCTTGCGGGCCTCGCGCATGCTCCAGGCTTGGAGGCCGTAGGACACGGCAAAGGTCGTCATGAAGGCCGGCAGCGCCGCACCACCAGTAAAGAACGTCGCGGCAGCGGCCAGGGCGGCCGCGAGTCCGGGGCCTTTCAGCGACTGGTTGACTTGATCGGCCATGTCACCACCCGAACACTTTGCCGATGGCGTCGCCGACCTTCCGGGCCAGATTCACCGTGGGCTTGGTAATGCCGAACGGCGCGCCCAGAATCTTGCCCAGCGTCGTGTTCAGCGCCTTGTCCAGCGTGCGGTTGAGCAGCTTCAACGGATCGGGCGCCACCGGCCCCTTGTAGACGCCCCAGACGATGGTCTTGTCCTGCATCTCTTCCACATACTCGAAGAACATATCGCCCGGGTTCCGCGCCGTGAAGTCAGCATGGTTGTACCGACGCAGGCGCGGCTGATCCCAGCCCGCCATACGGTTTTCGACGGAAAGCTGAATCGAGGCCTCGGCGCCCAGGCTGACCTCGGGCTCGTCCATGCGACCCTCGAACGTGAGGATCGGATCGCCGATGAGCTCCCAGTGCTCGTCCAGGATCGCGAGGTATTCGCGCATGGTCTGGCCCTGGTAGGCGTCGTTCAGGATCGCGGACAGATACGTGGGGTCGATGCCGCTGAACTGGATGTTGCGGGCCAGGGCCGACGGCGCGATCGACTCCACCACCGGCTCGACGGCCGCCACGGCGCCCGCGCCGATAAACGTATTGCCGTCCCACGCCACGTCGTGCATGGCGCTGCAGAACCGCACGGTGCCGCTGGGGAAGTAGAGCTCGTACAGCAGAGTCCAGCACACGTTCGACGCGGCCAGCGCGTTCTCGGTGGCCAGGACCATGGAGCGCGGCATCAGAAGACCTCGACCAGATCGAAGATGAACGAGTGCCGGCCCATGAAGCCCTGCTCAAATGCAGACCCGTTGCGGTCGCCGGCCAGCATCATGGTGACCGTCGGACGGACCAACGTGATCGCACCGCCGTTGGTGGGCGAGCTGCGCAACGGCGGCGCGATGGCCACGGACGCCACGCCGCTGCCGTTGGTGGCGGTGGACGCCGTCACCATGTGGATGCGGCCGTCGAATCCGATCAGGTCGCCCGGCAACAGCCAGCCGGAGGTGGACAGCGGCCCGCCGGCAACGGACAGCGTGGATCCGGTCTGCCCGGCGCCGTTGATGGTAGGCGAGCCGCCGCCGATGCCCTCGGGACGAGGCCGTCCGAAATTGGGCACGTACACGCGGCCAGCGCGTCCGCGCATTTGCGCCAGGAACGCCCACAGCAGACGGCTGTCGGCTTTGCTGGTGTTGTGGTACTCGACACGAGTCGCCCAGCGGGCGCCGAGCAGTTCCTGCGTCTGGGCCGCCCCGGTCAGGGGCGACCGGTGCTCCTGCGTCAGTGTCTCGAGCCACCACTCGGTGCGCGTCGGCTCCGCCGTCACGGACGGCCAGGACAGGGTCGTCACGACATGGCCCCCACGCGCCCCATGCGCGCGATGTCGCTGCGCGCCATGGCCGCCCCTTGCATGACCGCCGCGCGGATCACCGCGCCGTCGGTGGGCGCGTTGATGACGATAGTCTGCCGGTAGTTGATGCCGCCGCCGTTGGGCACCACCGTGCCACTGGCGCCCGAGGGCACGTACAGTCGCTCGGGACCATTCTCGCCCACGGTGTACCAATTGCCGCCGGTCACCGCACCACCGCCAGCCCGTCCGCCGCCGTAGGAATAGCCGAAAGGCGTTCCCGCCGACGTGGGCGCGGAGCCGCTGCCGAACAGGTTGATTCCGCCCAGCGCATTGGCGATGGCGCCGAAGATCGGCCGCGTGATGGTTTGCTGTACGGTGAGGCGCGCCAGGTCGGTCAGGATGACGTCGACCAAGCGGCCGAACTCGAACTTTCCGGTCTTGACCATGTCGACGAACGTCTCGGCCGTGGCATTGCCCCAGCCCTCGACGGCCATCTGCAGGTCTCGCATCGCACGGGCACCGGAGTCGGACAGATCCTTGAAACTGTCCTTGCCGACGTCGCGGATCTCGTCGAAGCGCTCCTGAATGTTTCCATACGCTTCCTCGTACTGCTGCGCGCTGATCGTGCCGCGGATGAGCGACTCGTTGAGCAGGTCCAGGTCCTTGATGACTGCCTGCTCCTGCCCGGTGCGCGTCTGGCCGAGCAACGAGTTCAAGCGCTGGGACTGGTCGCGCTGCTGGCGCTCCGCTTCCGTCGGACCTTCCTGCAACAGCTTGACGCGCTCGGCCTGCAGGTCCTGCTCGATGCGCAGTTTCTCGTCGGCCACGCGCTCCAGCTCGCGCAGTTCCGCATCGGAAAACGCCTTGCCGGCCGCCAGTGCTGCCTGGTACTCGGCCTCATAGCGCGCCCTGGCCTCGCCGGCCGCTTTCTTGGCTGCGGCGGGATCGGACTTTTTCGGCGTGGCGATGCGCACCTGCGGACCCACGCCCTGCAGCGACAGGGCCTCGCCTTCGGACAGCGTGCCGATCTTGGGTCGTGCGGTTTCGCCGGGGACGCGGATCGTGCCGGACAGTCCACTGTCTTGCTGGGCGAGCAGGCGGTTGAGCATGTTCAAGCCGCCGGTCATGCCGTCGAGCGCACCGCGCGCGCCCTGGCTGACGGTGGCCGTGCGGCCGATGTTCTTGAGCAGATCGTCCCAGGCGTTCGACAAGGCGCGGGTCGCGCCCGCCAGTCCACCGCCGGCCGCGGCGCCCGAACCGCCCACGCTGTTGGCCAACTCCTCAAGCACGATCTTCTGCGCTTCGGCGCTGCGCCCGGTGTCCATCAGTTTCTGGGCGAGTTCCTGCTGGCCCTCGGACAACCGCACGCCGGCATCGCGTAGGCCCTTCATTCCGGTGGCCGGGTTCTGCAGAGCCTTGCCCACGGCCGTGAACGCCGATGGCAGGTCGCGACCGAGGGAAACGGCCAGATCCACGGCCAGGCGCGATGCTTCCTTGAACGTATCGCCGGACACTTCCCGGAACCGCAGCAGGGCCACCGTGCCCTCGCGGATCGGGTCGTCGTCGAAGCCGCTCACCTTCGACAACTCGGACACGAGCCCCTCGACATCGCGCGCGGTCAGACCGGCGGCGTAGCCGGTGGACCGGAGCGTGGCGCCCAGCAGCGCGGTGGAGCGCTCGGCCTCGAGCGTGGAGTCCATGATGGCGCGGCCGAACTGCACGATGCTGCCCACCGACAGCGCGCCGGCCAGCACGCCCTTGAGGCCGGCGGCGATGCCCGTGACCGAGGACAGCCCGCGCTCGACGCCGGCGAATGACGTCTGCACGGAGCGCGCACTGTCGCGCGCCTCGCTGGCCACCGACTCCATCGCCCGGCGGAACTGGGCGACGTCGGCGGCGATCTCGTACTCGTAGCGCTTATCGGCCATGGATCACTCGTCCGGTGCGTCGAGCGTGTCGCGGATGACCTGCAGGCGCTCGACCATGGCTTCCCAGTCGCGCACCGTCACAAACCCCGCCAGCAGCGGCACGCGCTCGAGGTAGTAGCCCCCGAGCAGGTTCCACAGTGCCAGCGCCTGGCCGTTGTCGGCATCCAAGGGCGGCGGGTCGGCGTAGAGGGCATCGGCGAGCGTGTGTTTCAGTTGACGGGCGCGGGCGCGTCGTCGCTCGTGGCTGACGCGCTCTCGGAGTTTTTTAGGGATTCCTCGATCGCCTTGTCGCGCGCGGCGATGCGATTCTTGATGTCGGTCCACAGGTCGATCATCCACACCGTCTGCTCGTCGAACAGCAGGGCCAGCGTGTCCGGACCGAAGGGCAGGACGTCGGACGGATTCTTGGCGTCAGGCAGCGCGTGCTTGACCTGCACGCCGGACCACCCAGTCACTGACGCCAGCACGACGGCGCGCACCTTAGCGGCGGCATCGTCGGCGTATCGAGCGTCGATGGCCAGGCGCTCGAACCGCGACGGATAGCGGACATTGAACTTGACGCCGTCCCTTTCGCGGTCATGCACAAACTCGCGCACCGCTTGAGCACGGCGCGCGAAGGCCTGCAGGTCGAATCCGTCTTCGGTCATGCTCATGAGGCGTAATAGGTCTCGTCGGCCACTGCGGACAGCTGGATGGAACCCACGGCGATGGAGCCGTTGTTCCCGAATGAGTTGTTGAAGCCCCAGTAGGCATTCCCGTAGATCCGCTTCGTGCCGAGCGAGATCCGGAACGCCACCGGCGTGCCCCCGCGCGCCGCGCTCTCCACCACCGTCTGCCAGCCAGACGCGGCGGGCCAGTGGAACGGGAACGTCCAGACCACGGGCTCGGCCAGGCCGGGGATGATGATGCGGCGCAGGTCGTCCACCTCGGTGCCGTCGAGCTGCTCAAAGCCGCCGCCGCTGGTCGTGAAATCGGGACGCAGGCCGGTGATGCTGGTCCATGCGGTGATTTCGCGGATGGACCCGACGCCCTCGCCGGCCGGATAGTCGGACGTCGAGGACGTGCTCACGCCCTCGAGGTTCACGTTGTCAGTGCTCACCGTGCCGGCGCGGATGATCCGGTTGTTGAGCCGCTTCCATCCGCTGGTGACTTCCATGATGTCGCCCTCGAGCACGCCGTGCGAGGACTGCAGCGTGGCCACGCCGGTGGAGGCATTGCTGACGGCCGACATCGTCTTCGAGGAGCCGTAGGTGCTCGCGATGGCGAGCTGCAGGCCGACGGTACGTAATCCACTCATGGCTGTTCTCCTGTGATCAGCCGGGCAGGTCGAGACCTGCGGTTAAGTTGAGGTACTGAAATCGATACGGCAGCGACACGCGCGCCGGCGTGCCGTCGCCGCTTTCGGCGTTCCACGACCGGCCCATGCGCATGGGCGGTTGCGTGTCCGTGGGATACGTGCCGGCGCGGATCAGCGCGTGGGCCGACACGACGACGGCATCGGCGACGGTCTCCCACGCCTGCGCCTGGGTGGCGGCCACGTGCACGTCGACCACGATCACCAGCTCGTTTTCCTCGGTCGAGGCGTCGATCTCGGCGTTGCTGGTGGTCTCGTCGGTGAGGCGCACGTTGATGCACGGACACTCCTCGCGGCTGATCGGATCCACCCGGCCGCGGTACACGCGCGTGCCTACCGCCGCGATCTGGCCGTGCAGCGAGTCGTACACGGCGTCGGCGATTTGTTCCGCGAGGCTTGCCATGTCAGTCCCTCGAAAGACGCACAGTCAATTCATCGCCGAACTCGGACCGGCGCACGTCCATCACGGTGTACTCTGCCGCCTCGATGGTGACGGTATCGCCGCGTGCTAGCGTGGGCAGGTCCGACGCGATGCAGCGCATGACGTAGTCGGTCACCAGCCGGTCCCCGCCCAGGCCCTCGACGTCGGCGCGCTCGAAATGCACCTGGGCCGTGGTGGCGCCCACGGTCGCGGAGACGGTGAGCCCGTCATCGGCGGCGTAGAGGGCGGCGAGATCGGCGGCGAAGGTCATGCGCTGCGGGCCGGACCGGGAAGGACGGCCTGATGAGTGTCACGCATCGACAAATCTACCCGCGCCAGCGCCGTTGAGCGTCACGCCATTTAGCGACCTCACTACATCGCGCAGCACAATGCCATAAGGCGCCGACCCAGAGCCGTTACTGTAGGCAATAGCGTCAAGATTGCTTCCCGCCGACCCAGTTGCCACAACGATTCGCCCTCCCAGCATTAAAATCTGCGATGCGGTTGCCGCGGACTGAATCTCCAGCATGTACTGCGTCGTCGCATACTTTGCATCGATGCTGTTTTGCTCCAGGTGGCAGCCGTGGAACTCGATTTGCGTTAGCGATGCGTTGTCACACACCGCAACTTGTTTTACGTAGTCCATCGACGACGAAATGAACGTATAGAACCCCCCGCGGGCCCGAAGTACCGCTCCAGATCCGTTATAAAATGCGCAGTGGTCCCAGCAAAAATTTTCTCCCGAGTTTGTGCTTCCACCAAACGACGTTATCGCGTATCCCGCAGAGGCCCAGCCTCGAAACTCGCAGTGTTTCCAGTACCCCAGATAAGCGTTCGATCCCAGAGTAATGATGTTGGCACCATTCTGCATGAGCATGTTTTCAAACGACACTCTCGACGG